ACCTAAGTTATCTCAAGCAAGAGATAACTTAGCAGCATCCTCAACTAGTTCTTATGGATACTTTGGTGGTGGTGGTACTGATGGAAAATTCTCTACTATAGATCGTTTAGATTTCTCTACAGAAACTGTTACTGTTCCATCACAAAAACTTACTTTTATAAGAGGATATGTAGCAGCAGTCTCAAACGCAAACTAAATAAAACACCTAGATCATTAGTCCTATGAATGATTTGCTATCTAATATTTTAATTCAACCTAAAGTTGTCACAAAAGAAAATTGTAAATATCTGATTGACTTTGCAAACTCTGCCGAACAAGAGCAGATGGGAGTCTTTGATCCTGATAAAACTAATCTCACAAAACAATCAGAACATAAGGTAGATAAAACATCAAGAGATGTTAAATGTGCTGATATCACTCCAATTCTTCCTCAAGTTCACGACTTGATGGCAAACATTATTGATCACGTTATCAATCCTTTTTATAACTTTAAGATTCGTGATAGTGAAATGCCACAACTTCTTTATTATCAAAAAGGAGGGCACTATAAACCTCACTATGATGCAGAAGCACTTTGGACAAATCCTGATGGAACAACTATGTGGAAAAAGAGTGTAGATCGTGATCTTTCTACAGTTCTTTTTTTAAATGATGATTTTGAAGGTGGTTATTTTTCTTTTCCGGATTTAAGAATTAAGATCAAACCAGAACCAGGGCTTCTTGTTTGTTTTCCATCCTCCAGATACTATAAACATTGTGTAGAACCAGTTATTTCGGGACATCGTTATACACTTGTAACCTGGATGCGAGTGCAGGGATTTAAGACAAAAGAAGAACAAGATAGAGAGATTGAAAAGAAATATGGAATCAAGGTTCCATAAATAACAAGAAAGTATTTTAGAACATAACAATGACTCAACTTGTAAAACATTACTTGGTTGATAGGGACAATACAAGCGTTTTTGCAACAACTCTTGAGCAATTCTCAAGACCTATGTTTGGAACGATGAGTCCAAATATTGAGGGTCTTGAAGGAGTTTATACTCTGACTGATGCAAATGGAATTCAATATTTTCTTGCAAACTGCCCAGATACAACTACTATTAATGAAGTAGAAGGTTTAGAAGTTCTTACTCAATCAGAATGGGATGCAGAGATTGCTGCTTATGATGCAAGACAAGAAGCAAAACGTTGGGAATTTATTCGTAAATATAGAGATCAACTTCTTGCACAAACAGATTGGATTGTAATCAAAGCAAAAGAGCAAGGAACTAATCTTGCTACTGATTTTAAAGATTGGAGACAATCTCTCCGCGATCTTCCTGCTTCTGCAACTTTTCCACTTGAACTTCCTTCTGCACCTAATGGAGTATCAGTAGATCAATCAATATATAATGCTTATGTTGCAGAACTGAGAAGTATTCCTATGATTAACGACCCATTGCCACCTGTATAGTAGGTTGAGTCATATTCAATAATTGATAACACTTATCACTGCGGTCAAATGCATAATCTGCATATTGACCCCCTTTTCTTACAAAGTGTAAAAATAACTGCATAAAACGATCATTTTTGTGAGTTCTTAAAGGACTTCTCCAGTGCTCTACTTCAGTTCCAAGATAAGCAACTCCGTGTCCTACAGGTGTTACAACTGCACGATTTTTTCCCGTCTTATCTTTGAGTTTGATAGGCCAAGCAGCATCACCACAAATATTCATAGTGACTGATATTTCACAAGAAGGGCGATCAGTATGACAGTTCATCCATCCACCTTTATGATAAGTTGTAGAGAACCAATAAGTAGGTAAAAGTTCTTCTCCAACTAATTTCTCAAGAATTGGTTTGACTCTCCACATAATATAAGTACAAGTTGGTGGAGCATAACAAGTTAATACTTTTCCTCTTTCTGGATCCCAATGACCTTTAAGATTTCCAAGTTCTCTTACTGCACCACATAAATTTTTATATTTAATCTCTAATGCTTCTTCTGGGGTGATAATTTCGGGAAGATAGTACCAACCTTTTTTAAGAAATTCACTCATATTTTTTATTATTCTATAGTATGTATTATATCATAAATACTTTAAACCTTTTAAAAGATGGCAGTTCCCGCAGTTAATATAACAATTGATCAAGGTGCTGATTATGAGGAAGTATTTACTGTAACAAATCCAGACGGTTCTCCATTGGACTTGTTGGGATATTCCTGTGAAGCAACTCTTGCAAAATTTCCTGGTGCTAATGTTACAACATCGTTTGGAGTTGGAATTGTGACTTCTGCTGGTCAAGTTGTTGTTTCAATTGCAAATACAGTTACTGACCAGTTAAAACCAGGAAGATATTATTATAATATTTTTACTATTTCCAATACCTCAAAGAGAAAAAAAATCATTGAAGGAAATGCTTTAGTTCAACCCTCAGCATAAGTTAAATGCCTGTATCATTAGGAAGTACTTCACATAAAGTAACAGTTGGTTACTCACCTACACTCAAAATAGCACAGGCTGCAGCAAGTCTTCAGGGAGCTCAAGGAACTCAGGGACCATTAAGTGACTTCCAAGGAACACAAGGTCCCCAAGGAACGCAAGGACTTCAAGGAAGACAAGGTACGCAAGGTCTTTCCAATCAGGGTGTTCAAGGATCAAACGGTATTCAAGGACTGCAAGGTACTCAAGGAAGACAAGGTACTCAAGGAAGACAAGGTACTCAAGGTACTCAAGGACTTCAAGGTCTTCAAGGACTTCAAGGTCTTCAAGGTCTTCAAGGACTTTCTAATCAAGGTGTTCAAGGACTTCAGGGTCTTCAGGGAAATCAAGGAAGACAAGGAACTCAAGGAAGACAAGGACTTCAAGGCAATCAAGGACTTCAAGGCAATCAAGGACTTCAAGGACTTCAAGGTAATCAAGGAGTTCAGGGTCTCCAGGGTCTTCAGGGAAATCAAGGAAGACAAGGAACTCAAGGAAGGCAAGGTACGCAAGGTCTTCAAGGACTTCAAGGAATTCAAGGTAATCAAGGAGTTCAGGGTCTTCAAGGAACTCAAGGTAATCAAGGTAATCAAGGTAATCAAGGAACACAAGGTCTTCAGGGGAGACAAGGTGCTCAAGGAACGCAAGGACTTCAAGGACTTCAAGGTTCTCAAGGTCTTCAAGGTTCTCAAGGTGCCCAAGGTCTTCAAGGACTTCAAGGTCTTCAAGGCACTCAAGGAAGACAAGGTGCTCAAGGTTTACAAGGTGTTCAAGGTTTACAAGGACTTCAAGGTTTAAGCAATCAAGGAGTTCAAGGTACTCAAGGAATACAAGGTACTCAAGGAAGACAAGGTACTCAAGGAAGACAAGGTACTCAAGGATTACAGGGTACTCAAGGTATTCAAGGTTCTCAAGGACTTCAGGGTCTTCAGGGTGTTCAGGGACAAAGAGGAATACAGGGTAGAGAAGGATCTCAAGGATCTCAAGGACTTCAAGGACTTCAAGGTCTCTCCAATCAAGGTCTTCAGGGTCTTCAAGGAGAAAGAGGTTCTCAAGGAAGACAAGGTACTCAAGGATTACAGGGTACTCAAGGTATTCAAGGTTCTCAAGGACTTCAGGGTTTAAGTAATCAAGGTGTACAAGGACTTCAAGGACTTCAAGGAAATTTTGGTCTTCAAGGTCTTCAGGGTCCAGTAGGTACTTCAATCAATATCGTTGGAAGTCTTGCATTAACACCAGGAAATGAACAAACAGAATTAAATAACCCAAGCAATTCTTGGTATCCACCAAATTCTGGCGAGTCTGTTATTGATACAAACACAGGAAATCTGTGGATTTACGATGGCAACACCAGTCTTTGGGTAAATGTTGGAAATATTAGAGGACCTCAAGGTCTTCAAGGTCTTCAAGGTCTTCAAGGTCTTCAAGGATCTCAAGGTCTTCAAGGATCTCAAGGTCTTCAAGGATCTCAAGGTCTTCAAGGACAACAAGGTGGAGATCTTGGACCAATTGTTGCAAATGTTCTTTATGTTACAGAAAATGGATCAGACTCAAACTCAGGACTCCGACTTGGAGACGCAAAACGAACAATTGGAGCAGCTCTCACAGCAGCAACAACAGGAACAACTATTAAAGTTAGTTCTGGATCTTATGTAGAAAATAATCCACTATCAGTACCAAAACAAGTTTCTATTGTTGGTGATAGTTTAAGAGAAGTGTCAGTGTCTCCGCAGAATGCAAATGAAGATTTATTCTATGTTTTAGAAGGTAATTATATTGCAGAAATGTCCTTTACTGGATCTTTGAATTCTGGAAAAGCAATTTTTGCATTCAATCCAAATCAAGTTGGATATACAAGTCAGTCCCCATATATTCAAAACTGTACTAACTTTATTCCAAATAGTATTGGATTAAAGATTGATGGATCAAAAGCAATCGGACCATTAAAGTCTATGGTTCTTGATAGTTACACTCAATACAATCAGGGTGGTATTGGATGTTCGATTACCAACGAAGGTTATGCTCAGTTGGTTTCGATGTTCACGATTTGTAATGATGCTGCTGTTTATTGTGGATCTGGTTCGGCTTGCGATTTAACAAACTCAAACTCTTCTTTTGGAAACTATGCTTTAGTTGCTGATGGAATAGGTCCACGCAAATATACTGGAATTATTACAGCATCTGCATCGGAAAATGCGGATACATTTGTTCTAGATCTAAATGTTCCAACATTAAATGTAACTGCTGCAGATTATGATAATGTAACTGGATTAACAACTATTACAGTAGGTTCAAATCATAACTTTAATGTTGGAATGGGAGTTTCAATTGTTGGACTTGCATTTACTTGTTCCTCTGGACCAGGAATTGTAACTTATCCATCAGGAAATAAAGGATATGTTTTTGAAGTTGCTGGTGTTCCTTCATCAACTTCTTTTGAAGTCTACGTTGGTGTTTCTACCTTACAACACACATATCAATCTGGTGGAACAGTTAATATAAATGTATCAAGACCTTTTGATGGCCAAGTAATTTATTTTGATACTCTTTATTATACCGTTGGAAGTGTAACTGTAAGTTCTGGAGGAACAGGATATACGACAAATGCAGATGTAACAATTGGAAATCCTTCAACTCCTTGGGGTATTCCTGCAACTGCTGTAGCGGAAGTCAAGAATGGATCAATTGTAAACATTGAAATGATTTCAAATGGAAGAGGATATACTTCTATACCAACAGTTACATTTAGTACTCCTGATGTGGGAATAAATACAGCAATAGGGACTGCAAATTTTGTTCCAACTTATTATGTAATTTCAAGTTCTACTCCTGTTTCTGCAGGAATTTGCACTATTACAATTACAGATAATGTACCTTATGCAGTGGGAGTGGGTACTACGGTTCCTTTCTTTAAGCAAAGTCGTGTATTAGCATCTGGTCATTCTCTTGAATATATTGGTTCTGGAATTAATATTGCAACTGCTCTTCCTCAAAATGGGGGTGTTCCTATTCAAGCAAATGAAACTGATTCAAGAAATGGTGGATTGGTTGTTTATACAAGCACGGATCATTCTGGAAACTTTAGAATTGGTGATGGTGTTGTGATTAACCAGCAAACTGGAACGATTAGTGGAAGATTTTATTCTAAGAGTTTATTCTCAACAATGACACCATTTATTCTTGCATTAGGAGGAGATTAAAAAAATGGCATTAGCACTTAATGTATTCCAAACAGTTACAGCGGTAGTACCAGCATCACCAACGGTTGTTTATACCGCACCTGTTGGATATACAGGTGTCGTTCTTCTAGCACAAGTTGCAAATATTGGTGCAAATTCGCAAGATGTTTCATTAGTTCATCGTAGAAGTTCAACTGATACTGAAATGCTTAAGAATTTTCCAATTTCCGCGAGTGACACTGCAAATCTTCTTGCGGGAAAATTGGTATTAGAGAGTGGAGATAGATTAGTATTATCAGGCAGTAATGCCACTGATTTGAAATTTATTGCAAGTATTTTAGAAACACTTAACTAATATAACGTCAAATGGCAAAGTATCTCAGTAACCGCCAGAAAAATCTAAAAGTTGGTATTAGTTCTTATACTGAAAGTCAAACAGTATTAGAGGTTACTGGGAAAGTTGGTATTGGGACCACAAATGCAACACAAGAATTGGATGTTGCTGGAGACACAAGACTTCGTGGTGGATTGTATGATACTTACAATCAAGTAGGTGCTGGTGGATCTATTCTTGTTTCTACTGGTGCTGGAGTAAGTTGGACGACTCCATTTGCTGCTGGACTTCAGGGACTCCAGGGAACTCAAGGTACTCAAGGATTACAGGGCACTCAAGGTGTCCAAGGTGTCCAGGGTCTTCAAGGACTTCAAGGAACCCAAGGTGTCCAGGGTCTTCAAGGACTTCAAGGAACCCAAGGTAATCAAGGACTTCAAGGAACCCAAGGTGTCCAGGGTCTTCAAGGACTTCAAGGAACCCAAGGTAATCAAGGACTTCAAGGAACCCAGGGTCGTCAAGGAACTCAAGGTGTCCAGGGTCTTCAAGGACTTCAAGGAACCCAAGGTAATCAAGGACTTCAAGGAACCCAAGGTAATCAAGGACTTCAAGGAACCCAAGGTAATCAAGGACTTCAAGGAACTCAAGGTGTCCAAGGTGTCCAGGGTCTTCAAGGACTTCAAGGAACCCAAGGCAATCAAGGACTTCAAGGAACCCAAGGTGTCCAGGGTCTTCAAGGAACCCAAGGTGTCCAGGGTCTTCAAGGACTTCAAGGAACCCAAGGCAATCAAGGACTTCAAGGAACCCAAGGTAATCAAGGAACTCAAGGTGTCCAGGGTCTTCA